AATTTTCCTTGTGACAGGATCATCAAAGACGAAAGGTAAATCTGTAACATTGAATGAATCTTCAATCAACATCAGTGTTTCAACTGGAACATTATAACGATCAGAAAAGAACTGCCATGTCTCTGGTGTCATTTCATGAAGGTGTTCATTTCTTTCGTCATAAATAGTGAGTTCATCAGGTGGAACATCTGGATTCATGATGTATGGCATTGTTAAAAGTTTACGTAGTATGGGAATGTGATTAATGTCATGGGCTAGCCCTTTGACCATTCCAGATAACTGTTCTCTCCTTTTATACTTCGAAAAATGGGTGTTTTTGCACCAAAAAGTTTTGGCTATAACACGACCAGGTTTCTTGGTTAAAGTGTAACCAGTATCTACGGGGACAACGAGTGAACTACAAAACTCCACATCTTCCAAACTTGAAATTTTAACTTTGGCCCTGAAACCAAGGAGTGAAAATTTCTCCTCAGCAACAGCAATGTTTGGAACAGAATTGAGGTCAATGACACTGTCATCACCTTTATAAATTCCTCCATTGATTGAATCTTCAAAAACATGATACATAACAATTAAGCTAAGTAACGTATTGCCAACAAGGGTTTCAGTGACCCCAGAGAGTCTGGCCCCACCAATGGCATAGGAGACTCCAAGTCGACTGGTAACCTTACAGTATTTAATATCCTGTCTCATTAAATGGATTATTTCTCTAGGGAAATTTGCCAGTTCGAAACAGTCAATTATCATGTTTAGGGCTTCATATTTTTGGGTTGCATCAAATGTGGAAAAATCATTTTCAACCATAATCTTGAATTTTGAAATGAAGGTTCCTATCTCTTCAGAAGAACCTCTTAGGGGAAAGTAGTGTTTTGAAGAAGAATTCAACTTATCAGCCAACCTTTCAGTGAAAGGTACCAGCCAACATCCTAATAGACAATTAAATTCGTATCGTCCAGAATGTATTGGTCTTGGTGCTTTAGGCTTGTTGTAAAATTCTTTCTTGAGGAATAAAGTCCTGTCATTAAACATGCCAAAATTGTGATCACTGGCAAACCAATTAGCCCTTTCAACAGCAAATTTCTTTTGTTTAGGAGGAGGGAACCTTTGTTTCCATTCTTCTTCTGATATTGGATTTAAAGTTTTGCCAATGTCACAAAGAATTTCGACAAGGAAATCGGGAATATTCACAAAATCCCACATGGTGGTTTCAACATCACGCCCAACTCGTTCACAGAAAGCAGCTTTTGCATTGTGAAAACAATTCCT